TGAAGGTTTACTTGTTGGTTATGGGCCGGATGGCTCAGATCATGAAATGTTAGCGAGGTATGGCTGATGTCATTTTTAAAAACGCCAAAACCGCCAGCGCCTGACCCTGAGTTGAAGGCCGCTCAGGAAAGGCAGGAAGCGCGGCTAGACGCACAGGAAGAGCAAAAGATGCGAGCAATCGCATCGCGGCAACGCGCTCGGCGTGTCGGTGGTCAGCGCATGTTATTATCAATGGAACGCGATACACCACAGACTGGTGTACAAGATACGTTAGGATAGAGCTATGGGTAGTTTATTTGGCGGCAAAAAGAAATCAGCACCAGCACCAAAGCCGGTGGTTGAAGAGAAGCCAACCGCGCCGACAGGTGCAACACGCGAAGAAAAGCTAGCGGCATCGCGCCGAAGAGCTGGCGGTGGTCGTGGTGATAACCGGCCGCTGATGAGTTCCGCTGACAGATTAGGGCCGGGCAGTGGGCCGGGTCGTAATGACTTAATGACGGCAAGGGCAGAGAAAACCAGATTAGGAGCTTAAAATGCCAAAGGTTGTATCCAAGGATGGTAAGACGCGCACATTTGCGTACACCAAGTCAGGCATGAAGATGGCAAAAGAGTATGCCAAGCAGACCGGTGGCCGTGTTGCTGGCGCGTCTATGAAAACTAAAATGGCGAAAAAGAAATGAAACAGGTGTGGGATAAAAAGCGCCCAAAAGGCTTAGGCAAGCCAAAGGGTTTATCACCGGCAAAGAAGCGAGCCGCAATGCGAGCCGCTAAAAAGGCTGGCCGTCCATATCCAAATCTTATTGACAACATGAGAGCCGCGAGAAGCTGATGCCAGCGAAAAAGTACCAGAACCCAGAAGGCGGTCTAAATGAGGCAGGGCGCAAGTATTTTAAGCGCAAAGAGGGTTCTGACTTAAAGCGGCCAGTCAAGTCAGGAACTAATCCGCGCCGGGTGTCCTTTGCCGCACGGTTTGCTGGCATGTCTGGCGCTGAGAAGAAAGACGGCAAGCCAACACGGCTTGGTTTGGCATTACGCGCTTGGGGCTTTGGTTCTAAGGAAGCGGCTCGGAACTTTGCACAAAGGCATAGAAAAACATGATGGACGTACAGCAGATTATCAAGCGCTATGAGATAGCACAGCGCCGTAAAGACAATTGGCGGCAGATTTACGAAGATTGTTATGAGTTCGCTCTGCCACAGCGCAATCTGTATGACGGTAATTATGAAGGTGGTGGGTCGCCCGGCCAAAACAAAATGGCGCGTGTGTTCGATAGTACCGCCATCAATTCTACCCAGCGCTTTGCTAATCGCATTCAGTCTGGCTTATTTCCGCCATATTCTAATTGGTGTCGGCTAGAGCCGGGTACTGACATACCAGAGGCGCGGCGCTTAGAGGCGCAGTCTGCGCTCGACATCTATGCTGAGAAGATGTTTGCGTTGTTGCGTCAGACTAACTTTGATCTGGCTATGGGTGAGTTCTTGATGGACTTGGCAGTAGGCACTGCCGTCATGCTGATCCAGCCCGGCGATGAGATCACGCCTATTAGGTTCACTGCTGTGCCGCAATATCTGGTGGCCATCGAAGAAGGCGCGCACGGCAAGGTAGACAACATTTATCGCCGGATGCGTATGAAGGCTGAAGCCATTAAGCAACATTGGTCTGACGCAGAGATATCGGAACGCCTACAGCGTTTGATTGATGAGCATCCGACCAGTGAGATTGATCTGATGGAAGCCACGATGTATGACCCTGAGCAAGGCGATTACTGCTATTATGTGATCTGGCCAGAAGGCAAAGACCAGCTATTGATGCGCCGCATGAAGTCCAGCCCTTGGGTTGTGGCGCGATATATGAAGGTAGCCGGTGAGGTTTATGGCCGTGGGCCGCTAGTCACTGCTATCCCAGACATTAAGACATTGAACAAAACACTAGAGCTGTTGTTGAAGAACGCCAGCATCAGTATAGCTGGTGTGTATACAGCGGCAGACGATGGTGTGCTTAACCCACAAGCGGTCAGCATTAGACCCGGCGCAATCATTCCGGTTGCGCGTAATGGTGGCCCGAACGGCGAAAGCCTGCGCCCATTGCCGCGAACCGGTGATTTTAACGTCAGCCAGATTGTTATTAATGATCTGCGGATGAACATCAAAAAGATTATGATGGACGACACCCTGCCGCCAGACAATATGTCAGCTCGGTCAGCTACCGAGGTATCGGCAAAGATGCAAGAGCTGTCTACAAATCTAGGCAGTGCGTTTGGCCGCCTCATAAATGAAACAATGATACCGCTGATTTCACGCATTCTATATGTGATGGATGAGCGCGGATTGATTGAGATGCCGCTAAAGGTAAATGGCCTTGAGGTTAAGGTTACACCGGTCAGCCCGATTGCTCAGGCTCAGAACCTTGGCGACATTGAGAAGATTATGCAGTGGGTTCAGCTCTCATCGAGCTTAGGCCCTGATGGCCAGCTCGCTGTTCGCACCACTGCAATACCGGACTATGTGGCTGACAAGTTGGGCATACCGGCTGACTTGCGTACATCACCGCAAGAGCGTCAACAGGCCGCAGATATGGCGGCACAAATGGCACAAGCCGCCGCACAACAGCAGGGCATGTTGCCAGCAGAAGGTGGGCAGATGCCGCCAGAGGGTGCTGGCCTGCTGCCAGAGGGAGCTATCTAAATGATTGAAGAAGGTTGGGACGCGCTTAGGGCAGTTGAGCCTGAGTTGCGGAAGGACGTTGTGGATATGCAAGATGATGTTGATCGTCTGTATCTGCGCGTGTTTGGGTCTGACGATGGGCAAGAGTTGCTACAGCATCTCAGGTCGCAAACGATTGAGCAACCGACTTGGTATCCCGGTGAAGAAGCCTCACACGGTTACGCTAGAGAAGGTCAAAACAGCATAGTTCGAGAAATCGAACGCAGAATGAAGAGGGCTAGACACCTATGAATGATGAACCCGAAGGCTTGATGGCCTCTGCTGAAATCGAAAGCGAAGACAGCAAAGACAACCAGCAAGCAGATACAGGTATCTCACACATTAAACCCGATGCAGAGCCAACACTAGAAAGCACAACAGTTGCGGCTGAGGGTGAAGAAACTGAGTTTGAACGGCCAGACTGGTATCCAGAAAAATTCTGGAATGAAGACGAAGGGCCGGATTTAGAAAACCTTGTGAAAAGCTATAATGAGCTACAAAAGAAATTTTCGCAGGGCAAACACAAAGCGCCGGAAGAGTATGACGTTAGTGCTTTCCAAGAGGCGAACATTCCCGAAGATGATGAGCTGTTCAATACCTACAAGGATTGGGCAAAGCAGAATGGCGTTAGCCAAGCGGCGTTTGAAGAGCTGGCCAGTAAATTTGTTGATATGGCTGGCAATGAAGCGCAACAGGCTGAGGTTTCTTATCAGGAAGAATATAAGAAGCTGGGCAACAATGCTGACGCTGTCATCAAGTCTATGAGCGAATGGGGTCAGTCCTTGGTACGCAAAGGCGTATGGGGCAATGATGACTTCGAAGAGTTCAAGATTATGGGCGGCACAGCTCAGGGCATCCGAGCTTTGCAAAAGATTAGAAGCTATTATGGTGATCGCTCTATTCCTGTTGAGGTTGGCCAGCCGGAAGGTGCGCCATCCAAGGAAGAGCTAACCGCAATGGTGGGCAAGCCTGAGTATCTAAATGATCCGACCTACCGGGCTAAGGTAGAGAAGATGTTTGAGAAAATGTATGGCACTCAGGACTACCAAGCTATGTAAATTAACTGGGGTGTTTACACGCCCCAGTTTTTCCATTATTATTTCTACTTGACAGGCAATCGTTCTTCGATCTGTCGCCCACGTTTGGGGGCGTAGCGTTTATGCCCAAGTGACAGCCCAGCCTCTGGATACCTGTAACGACTTATGTATTTAACTTTATCCGAAGGAGATAGAAATGGCAGTAGGCATTTCAAACGCTTTCGTTCAAATGTTCGATGCCGAGGTGAAGCAGGCATATCAGAGCGCTCGCGCTCTTGCTGGCGTAACTCGCGAAAGAACAAATGTCGAAGGTAATCAAGTGAAGTTCCCGAAGATCGGGAAAGGCACTGCGACTGTGCGCGTACCACAGTCAGACGTAACCCCTCTGAATGTTACCTATTCACAGGTTTCAGCTACAATGTCAGATTTCATTGCCGCTGAATATTCAGATATCTTTAACCAGCAGAAGGTCAACTTTGACGAGCGCCGTGAGCTTGTTCAAGTGGTTGGCGCGGCTATCGGCCGCCGGATGGATCAGCTAGTCATTGACGCGCTGAACGCCGCATCAGCCCCATCAACTGTCGGCACAGACATTGGTGGCACTGGCACAAACATGAACCTCGCCAAGTTGCTGGCGGCTAAAAAAGCAATGGATGCAAACAACGTACCTTCCGAAGGCCGTTGCATGATCATCCACGCCAATGGCCTGTCATCACTGCTAGACGAAACTGAGCTGACTAGCTCTGACTTCGCCAGCGTGAAAGCACTGGTTCAAGGTGACATTGATACCTTCCTTGGTTTCAAGTTCATCACACTTGGTGATCGTGACGAAGGTGGCTTGCCGTTGCCATCCACACGCACTAGTTTCGCATTCCACCGCGATGCTATTGGTATGGGCATTGGCATGAACCAGCGTAGTGAGATAAATTACATAGCTGAAAAAACGTCATTCCTTGTCAGCTCAATGTTCTCTGCTGGCGCAGTGGCCATTGACGATGAAGGCATCGTCAAGATCAGCGCAACCGAGTAGGAAAGGATTATATAATGGCTTTTTCATCTACAGGTTGGGGCGTGATTGGCGCTTCTAAAAGAGGTAACGCACCGAGCATGTACACTTACACAAGTGCAGATGCTATTGCGACTGTGAACACATCCGGTTATTTCAACGACTTGTCAGATACTCTGGCAGTTGGTGATGTGATCTTCGTTCACGACAGTGCAACACCTACGATGTCAATCGTTATGGTCGCATCAAACGCATCAGGCGTTGTCGATGTGACTGACGGCACTGCCGTTGCAATGACTGACACCGACTAATTTGGTTGGGGCGGCTTAGGTCGCCCCACCTATCTATAGGAGTAGAATATGGCCTCTGGCGACACTAAACTATCAATCTGCTCCGATGCGCTAATTATGCTTGGCGCTTCTCCACTATCATCATTTTCTGACGGCACAGACGAGGCACAGGTTGCAGATCGGCTTTATGACGATGTGCGTGACACCTTGCTGATGCAGTACCCATATAGCTGGACACTAAAGAAAGTACAGCTAGCGCAATTGCTCGATACACCAATCAATGAATGGAAATATAAATACCAGCTACCCGGCGACAGGCTAGGGCTACCCAAGGCGGTATTCCCGACCAGCGCTGTAGCGGAGCGCCCAGTGCGCGAATATGAGATTTATGCAGGCGGCTTATACACCAATCTGGAAACGGTTTATGTTGATTACCAGTATCGGCCAGAGCCTGCCGACTTCCCACCATACTTTGTGCGTTTGCTAAAGACAGCGCTGGCCGCTGAGTTTGCCGAACCGATTACAGACCAGCTTACCAAGGCTGACTACTATCACGGCAAAGCATATGGTTCACCATCTGATAATATGCGTGGCGGCTTGGTTCGCGTTGCAATTAACATTGACGGCATTGACCAGCCAGCGAAGAGCATACAGGAATTCCCGATTTCAGATATAAGGTTCTAACATGAGCCGGATCATCCAGATACAAAACGACTTCACATCTGGCGAGCTTGACCCAAAGCTACGCGCCCGGACTGACATAGGTCAGTATGGGTCTGGGTTGACGACAGCTCGCAATGTCAGCATCCAGCCGCAGGGCGGTGCTAAACGGCGTGACGGTACTAAGTTTATAGCCGCGTTAGACAGTGGCGCTGGTACGGCTGTGCGGATGGTGTCATTTGAGTTTAGTGTGTCTGACAGCTATATGCTGGTGTTTACTCCGGGCAAAATGTATGTCTTTAAAAACGGCGCGTTGATTACCGACATCAATGGATCAGGCAATGACTATCTCACCGTGGCGGCTGTTACCAGCGCCATCATCCCAGAGATGAACTGGGTGCAGTCAGCGGATACCGTTATTGTTGTGCATGAAGACTTAGCGCCTTTAAAGATTGTACGCGGCGCAACTGATAGCGATTGGACGGCTAGCACACTATCGTTTACATATGTGCCTAAGTATGCCTATACGCTATCTGTAACAGCAGGCAATGCTTTTAATACAGGCGTTCCACATGACCACATAGAACCCAGCGGCACATCTGGAAACATAACTGTTACAGCAAAGCATAGCGGCTCTGACGCCCTCATATTTACAACCGGCGCTGTCGCCAATGGGTACGCTGGTCAATACATAAACGTGACACCATTTGGCCGACTGCGTATTATTAGAAGGGTCAGCGATGCAAAGCTAGAATGTTTTGCTGAAGTGCCGCTTTTTGACACCGGCAATATAGATGATAGTGACTGGGAGTTAGAAGAGGGGTATGAGGATGTCTGGTCAGCCAGTCGAGGCTATCCGCGTTCAGTTACATTTCACGAAGGCAGGCTATTTCTTGGCGGCACTAACAGCCGACCATCAACGATATTTGGTTCGAGGGTGTCGGACTTTTTTAACTTTGATCCGGGTGAGGCGTTAGACGATGCGGCGGTAGAAGCCACGCTAGACACCGGCACGTTTAATGCGATTGTTGATATTTTCTCAGGCCGTCACTTGCAAGTTTTTACAACCGGCGGTGAGTTCTATGTGCCGCAATCGCTAGACGACCCGATTACGCCCAGCAATCTTATCGTGAAACAACAGACCGGCTTTGGCACTAAGCCCGGCATCAGACTCCAAAACATTGACGGCGCAACTATTTTTGTTCAGCGTCAGGGCAAGGCATTACAAGAGTTCTTATTTACCGACACGCAGAATGCATACACGTCAGCCAAGATATCACTGCTATCATCTCATCTGTTGAAGACACCAGAAGAGATGGCAGTGCGTAAATCGACTGGAACTGATGAGGGCGACCGGTTGCTAGTAGTCAATGGTGACGATGGGTCGATAGCGTGTTATACAGTATTAAGATCACAGAACGTGATTGCGCCTAGTGAATGGACAACCGCTGGAGAGTTTTTAAATGTCGGGGTTGATGTCGATGATATCTATGTGGTGGTCAAGCGCACGGTCAACGGTGGAACGGTTTATTATGTGGAGCTATTTGATAGTACAGTCTTACTCGATTGCGCCAAGACCGGTGGGGCGGCATCATCTGTCACAATGGATCACCTCGAAGCTGAAACAGTTAAGATCATCCGCGATGGGATTGTTGAGGCAGATCAAACTGTGCCTGCTTCGCCGTTCACGGTCACGTTTGCTACGGCGGCGACTACGAGCCATCAGGTCGGCCTCAACTTCACGCCGGAAGTAAAGACACTGCCAGTAGAGCCAAAGCTCCCCAGCGGCTCTCTGAAGGGCTTTAAGAAGCGGATATTCGAGGTCAACGCAGAATTATTTGAAACGCAGGCGCTGACAATCAATGGTAAGGAAGTACCCTTCCGGCGGTTTGGCGATGATGTGTTGGACGATGATGTTGATGAGTTTACAGGAATAAAGACATTGCACGGTATTCTGGGTTATACTTATGACGGCCAGATCACGATTGGTCAAACAGTACCGCTCAAGATGACTTTGTTGGGTATAGATTTTAAGGTTAGTATAGGACAGTAAAATGGCTTTTATGGCGGCGATAGGAACAGCGGCAGGCAGTATGACAGCGGCGCAAGGCATCGGGATGGTTGCGTCAGCGGCCAGTTCAATGTCGCAGATGCAGGCCGCTCGCTCGCAAGCCAGAGGGCTTGCGGCGCAAGCGACTATGGCGCGGTTACAGGCTAAGACTGAAAGCCTAAAATATAAACAGCAGGGGCTGTCTATATTAGACAACATACTGCAAACACAAGCCGCTATTAATGCAAGGGCTGGCGCTGGTGGCATTGACCCCAACAGCGGTAGCGCGAGAGCCTTAGCCCAATACGCATTAAGTCGTGGCGCACAAGAAACATACACTATTATGGATAATCAAGTTATTGCAGAGCGCGGCGGTGAGATGCAGGCACAGCAATATATGCAACAGGCTAGAGGCATTATGAGGGCTGGCATGATCGGCGCTATAGCCAAGGGCGCTACAACAGCTTACCAGTTTGATTTAATTGGTGGGCCAACAGCGCTTGAGCCAGAGATTGGTGGGCTTGGATCAATGAGGGGCTACTTTAGTCAATAGATATGGCAGAATTACCACGTTACAGACCATTAGGGGCGGCAATAAGTAGTATGCCATCAGTTAATTTTATTCAAACTGGTGCGGCTCAAGCTCAGGTATACGACAGCATCAGCAGTGCTTTGGATCAGGTGTCTGAGTTTGCGTTTGAGAAGGCAACGGCTCAGGCGCAACGTGAAGGCGCTTTGTATGGCTACAATAATCCATTGACTAATGAGCAAATAAACCAAGCCCTAAAAGGCGGCTTAGACATTAATGATGTTATTGACGAGCCGGATACTATCTTTGGCGCGGCATCAAGGGCTGGGACAGCGGCGCGATTGCGTACAGACCTAGAAGCACAGATGCGTACTCAGCTTGCTGGCTTTAACGCCTATATAGATGGTGGCGCTGATCTTTCGCCGCAAGTGCTTAGTCAGATGGAAGCGCAGATACAAGGCAACATAACAGGTTACTCTGAGCTACTGGCGCAACTTGATGTGGATGAAGCGGCATCATTTTCTGCGACCGCAAACACACTTGCATCAGCCACATACAAGAACGGCTTAGAAACAGTGCTAAAGCGCGAACAAGCTGTGCGCCGCATCACTGCTGACAAAGCCCTTGATGAACTACCTAACCAGCTATACGCAATGATAAAGGCATCATCTGGTGGGTTTATTGATGATGAAAAAGGAAATCAAACATCAGAGTTGGAAGCGGCACTGTCTGTCGAAGCTAATAGTGTTCAAACCCAAATTATCGGAACTAATGACATTGACTTTATCAACAGCAAGTCCACTGCCGTTGAAAGCGCTATTATAGAGGCCAAGCAGAACGTGTTGACTGATTTTGCATTTACAGAGGACTTTGCGGAAAACCCGGCAGACTTTAGCATCAAGTTGCGGTCTGGTGATTTTGGAAGGTACTCTGAGGTTTACAATTCACTCGACCCAAAACAACAGGCTGATGTGCGGCAAAGAATTAGAGCAGAACGCACAGCGCGTGAAAACGCAGACAAATCGCAACAAACAAAAAACAATAATCTGTATAAGTCAGAAGCGGCAAGTTTGTTAGTCACAATTTCAAAATCCGAGCTAGGCTCTAAAGAAGAGGCTGATGCTATAGATGCGTATCGTTCTTTGTTTGCCACGTCTAATGGCAACATTATGCCATTAAGCACTATAGACGGTTTATTGTCTGCCAAGACTAAAAGGTATGAAAAGCCCACGCCTGCTAGCGCAAAGCTAGCGGTAAGGCAAAAGATATATGAGGGAATTATTACAGATATCACAGAATTAAAGAAAATTGGAGAAGTTGATTTTGGGTTGACTTCAAACGATGTGATAGAAATGTTGCCTTTGTTGAACACTGAAACTAAGGCGCAAGAAACGGCTGTTCACAAACAATTAATGAGATTAGCAAAGATTGTTCCGGGAACAGTGCCTAGCGAAGAAAAGTCAACTCAATACTTTAAGCTAAGGTCTAAAGCAGAGGATGAGCTGGCCTTGCAGATGCAAGAATGGGAAGCCAGTGGCGGCATAGGCAAAAAGCCAACAATGATGGATGTTCTCACTGGTGACTTTGAAACAACTACTGTCAACTCAATAGCCGATCAAAGAATTGATGGCATATTGTCTACCTTGAATAGCTATTATGGCCAAGATGGACAGACCCTTGTGACAGGCATCGTGTTTGACGAAGATACAGATTTTGCAAAAATAGAAGGCGTTCTTAAAAAGTTGGGAATTAGCAAAGCTAATTTACAAGAAATAAAAGAAGGCTTAATTCAAGTTGAAAAAGAAATAGCGAAGCGGATAGACTAATGGATGATTTTGAAGAATTATTTAATATTCTAGAAGACTCTGGCATGATGCCAGATGTGTCTGTTTCTAAGCGCGATGTCTATGTGCCTGCTTATGGTCATCCCCCACAAGAACAGGGGCTTGATTATGCACAGGCTCAACAGGAAACTGAGATGCAAACGCGGCACGGTGTCCAGCTTACAAAAGATATGTTGCCGTATGATCAAAATTTTGTGAATGCGGCTCGCAATGTTTATAAGCATTTTGAAGGAAAGCCCAAAACCATTGACACATTTGCGCCGTCACAAATGCAACAGGCCATAGAACGATCCGACAAAGAGATGGTGGACTATGCCGTTGACTTGATGGGTGAGTTTTATTTTAACTTTGCCGGAACGCCTGTCACCGGGTCAGAGGGCATGTTGTATCAAGCCGCATCAATTATTGGGGCTGGCGACGCAAAGAAGGCGCAAGACTTTTTATATGTTATGGATCAGTATGAGCGGTTGCCTCAATTTGGTGAGGGCGCGTTTTCCCGAATGTTTAAAGGGATACTGCAAGACCCAGCAAACTGGGCGGCGGCGGCAACGCTGGGCGGCAGTAAGTTAGTTACTGCTGGCACTCAGCAAGCCACAAAGATTGGTGTTAGAAGCCAGCTTAGACAGCTTGCGGCGCGTAGCATTACAGATGCGGCAACAGAGCTGGCAGAAAAACCTGCAATGTATGCCGGGCTGGGTGAGGCAACACGCGGCGCAATGGAAGAACGCGCATTAATCGGGACAGAACGCACGGCCGGTTATGAAGTGTCAGGTCTAGAAGAGGATTTGCGCGTTGGGCTAACCTCAGTGATTAGCGGCTTGATGGGCGCTGGGATGGTCAAAGGTGGCGAAGCATTGGCAGGCAATGTTGATGCCCCAGAAGTGCAAGAGTTAATAAGCCGCACGGCTAGCGACATTGTGGCCGGTGCTGAACGCCGGACATTAGAACGTGAGGGCAGTGTGCAGTTAGGTGCTGGCATTGATCCAACTATGCTGGCAGACCGTGCAATTCTTGCGGCCAAAAACTTTTTTGGCGGCGATGACCCAGCAACGCCTACAACATTAATGCCGCCATCAGACGAGCCAAAGGTTGTTGGCCTTGATCCAGAATACAGGGTGACAGTTGCTGGCTTTGAGCCAGATAAAAAGGCATCAGTTCCAATTAAATTAACGCCTGCTAATTCTGAGGCAACTGTTGAAAAAATGAATAACATAGAACAACAGTATCCTGACCCACTATCATCGCCGGATAATTACGCCCAAATGGTGGCTAGAACAAAGAATGCTGATGAAGTATCAGCGCCGCCAACTTGGCTTATTGAACATTCAAACGATACTGGAAAATGGGCAGGCTGGTTTAATAACCTAACGCCAGAACAAATTGAAGGGGCAAGAGAAGGGCTAGCTGTACAAGACGATTTCCGCAAGGCATATACGGCTGGGTCTAATGAGAGCTTGACAGGTCAACTAATGCTGTGGGCTATTTTATCTCGCCGCATGTCAGCATATCCTCATGAAGCTGGTTACTTAGAATTGGCTGAGGCCGCTCAACCGTTTATTATGAAAGCGGCTCGCGGCGAATGGACAGAAGAGGATTCGGTTGCGTGGAAAGAAATGTCTATGTCTATTATGCCAGAAGACGCTGGTTCGCCGGGAAGGTCAGCCACATCTAATGCAAACGCATTTGGCGAAACGTGGCTACGCAAAATGGCGGCAACAGACGAAAATGGTGTATCTGGGTTGACACGCTTACACAACATGATTGCTGATCCTAATATGTCTAGTAAGGATATCAGGCGTGAATACTACACGTTGGCTGATGCCACCGGCATTGGTAATAAGGTTCTGTCATTTGCTTTGTTAGTGTCAGGTCGTAATGATGTTGTTGTGCTTGACCGCATCCAAATCAATACTATGTGGGGTGGCGGCGACAAGATATATGACGACATTATGATGCAGTTTGAGGGCGCTCAGGGTCTGGTTCAATATGAGGCGCTTGAGCGATCATTAATGCCGCGTGTGGGCGATCTATATGACGCTGTAGGCAGGCCCGATGATGCGTCAGTAGGACGTTACCATTGGGAAAGCTGGGTGTTGTCATCTGGGCAAATTGTGTCACACCCAACACTAGAAGCTGTTGTAGGTATGGGGACAAAGCGCCCCGGCGCGAACCTGTCACCAACAGACCTTATGCCAATAACCGAAGGGCGTTTTCACGCAAAACATTCTGGCGTTTCGTTTGAGAAATTACCGGGCGGCGGCAACAGGTTTGTTTACAATACCAGTGGCAACGAGCCTTATCAATTTACTAGAAAGCAACTTGATGCTATGTTTAAGGATGTGTTTAGTAAAAAGTCTGGCGTGTTGCCATCAGACTTTCCGGGAGTAAAAGCATTTGAGGGAGGCAACATCCCTTGGTATGAGTATGAAGGAGTAGATCGTGGAAAATTCGATGCAATCATCAAGAAATATGGAAAGCCAAAAGAAACCCTCTAATAGTATGGATTTGATCAAGCGCCTTTATAAGATGCGCGAGATGATGCCTATGCAAGCCGAGCCTGATGAGCCGGATCAACCTATGGAAAATGAAAATGGCACGACCACCAAAGATTGAACAACAGGTAACTGAAATGACATCAGGCGCAACTAACATTGCGCCGGGTGTTGATGCGCCGCAATCAGGCATTGAAGAAGCTGGTTACATTAGTCGTTACGTTACGCGCCCAACGGTAGGAAAGTTGATTGAGCCGTTGACTAAGCCGGGCGCAAAGATAGACCCAGAATATAAAGTAAAGCCGCCTGAGCCAGAAAAGGTTGTAGAGCCGCCGGTTGAGGAAGCACCATCGCCCGAAGCTGAAGTTCAGCCTATGGAAGATGTGCCGCCTGATGAAGCGGTAACGCCTGAGCCACCAAAAGAACCAAAGACAAAAGTGCCTGAGCCTGTCAGCGAAGAGTATATGGAAGAGCGTATGGCGGCGCGTGAAGAGTATATGGGTGGCCCTAGAACTGCACCATCAGGCAAGGGCGAGGGTGTTATAGAAGGGCCGGTCAACACTAAGTTTTACGACAGCGACACACTTGCGGCCACTGTGCAAGCTATGGGGGATGTTGAGCCTGACTATAAGTCGCGCACTGTGCAGAGCTTTTTTGATCGCGCCATTATGACCGGCGTGCCTAAAAGAATGCTTGACCAGTTATTCAAAGGCATCCCAATGGAATCAAAGGTTGGCGATCACAAGCTGGCAGAAAACATTGCAGGTCTACAGATACTGCATGACATCAGCGCAACACGCGTGGATGAGTTAATGGCTAAGGCGCTTGATGGTGAACTCGATGAAATGGGTAAGCTAGAACTGCGTGAAGCAATGGCGCAACATGAAATTATTTTGTCTGAGCTAAAAGGCGTCAAGCGCGATGTGGCGAGGTCAATGAACGTCTTTAAGAACACATATGAAAAAGGCACGCCATCTGCCCTTGACATTAGATCAGCGCTTGAAAGCCAAGGTGGTGATGAGCAATTAATGCTGTTGGCTCATAAATATATGGCCTTCAAAAAAGACGACCCGAACTACAGAAGCAAACGAAATGGATTGCTTGAGCGTGGCGTGATTGGCAAGTCATATGATTCAATTATGTACGGCGCTCAAGCTATGGCGCTATCAGCCCCCGGCACAATTTTGTACAATGTTGGGGCTGGCATTAGTTCTATCTTTATGGATGTGCCTGAGCGTCTGTTTGCAATTCCTGCAACAATACCGCGCCGTATATTGGAAGTAATATTAAGGCAAGAAACAGACCCAGACCGGTATACTCTTGACGACATATTGGCTAGAGCCAGCGGCATGAGAAACGGCATTCTTGATGGTATCATGTTGGCAGGGCGTTATATCTCAGAAGGCAAGACATCGGTTAAAGGCGAAGTCATACAAAGCCCACTGACCCCAGAGTATTGGTCAAATACGCCATTAATCATTGCAGGCAGGGAAATAGGACGACTGCCGGACAATTTAGAAGATAAGCCAGCCGCATACATTATTAGGGCATTAGGGTTTTTGCCAAACCTTGCAATGAAATCTATTGGCGTAACCGATGAGCTTGTTGGTGGGTTAGCACAGCGTATGGAGTTGCATGAGCAAGGCGCTCGGCTAGCCAGAAGAACATATGATGACGCAATACTGGCTGGGGAAGACCGAGAAAAAGCGCTTGCAATGGCTCAAGTTGAGGCTGACAAGCTGTTAACAGAACGCCCACACGACATTGAGGCAAGCACTGAAAGCTGGCGCAAACAAGTTACCTTGCAGTCAGACATTAAAAAAGTTGGCGCAATGGGCAATGCTATGTGGTGGTCTAACCGTATAATGAAAATGCCGCCAATCAAGCCATTAGTTTTATTTAGTAAGTCGTTACTAAATCTAGCCAGCGAAGGTGCGGCTAGAACGCCTTTTCTTAATTTTGTGTCGCCACGTTTCTATAGTGAGTTTGCAAAGGGCGGCAGGCATCGTGACCTTGCGTTGGGTCGAGTTGCTTACGGCTACGCAATGTTTGAAGGCGGCAGGGCGCTTTATGAGAATGGGTTTACTACTGGGCCAGGGCCAAGTGACACAGAAGAAAAAAACACTTGGCGGTCTATGGGGTGGCAACCCTTTTCATTTATAGTTGATCTTGAGGATTGGGGCGGCGAAAGTGGTGTATATGTTGAACGGCTCAAAAACATACCCGGCTTTGAAAACGCTGTATCATTTGGTTCTGGCCAGTTTGAAGGCAAGATGTTTATATCTTTCTCGCGTCTTGAACCAGCCAACTTGCCATTTGTGTTTGGGTCAGCGTGGGCTGAAACATCAGCATATCATGAGTTTGACCCAACTGATGAAGAAGGCTCTGTTTTTATTGACGCTAGCCTTGCGACACTATCTGAGTTTTCAACAGTCGTGCCTCAGATGACGGTTATTAATGAGCTTGTTTCTATATTTGGTCAAAGGCAAGCCGACAAAGGCGAGAAGGCTACTGCTGTTATAACTAAAATAATGGAACAGTATGCAAATATTGCTATTATGGGTACGCCTGTGGTTGGTTATACTAATAGCTCAATGGCTAATTACATTGAAGGCATACTAAACCCAGATGTTCAGCCAACAGCAATGACAATGGCTCAAAAAGAATGGGCTGAAAACAACTTCTTAATTGGCGAGTACATTCCTGCCCCGGCTGTAAGGGCTGGATTTGAAGCCTTAAACAGATGGCGCAATAAAATACCGGCGTTCAACAAAGACGCGCCTGCAAAGCTAGATGCGTGGGGCGATCCAATATCTAAGCCCGGATCACTTATCACGATGATACCTACTAGAGTGACATTTGCAAAGCCAGACAGGACAAAAGAACTTGTGGCGGCATTGAGGCACGGCATCAGAGAGCCTAACTATAATATTCACGGCGTGTATCTGCCACAAGAAGTTCAAGAGAGATACAAGCAGTTATACGCTAAGGACATCAAGATTAACGGCGAAACAATGAGCGATGCCATCTATAACAACGTCACGCAAATGATTGATGACGGCAACCTTACAGGCATTGTGCCTAAGCTGGGCGACTTGCAGGCTGAGATTGACAGCACAGTAAATGCTTACAAGGCGGCGGCCAGAGAAAGAATGTTTGGAAAGACTAAGAATTATGGCAAGGAACTGGTCTATACAATGCAGGGCGTTGGCGTTAATTATGGCCTTACAAGTGATAAGGTTGAATACCCTGATCTAGCCTTAGAAATCCAAAAGGCACATAGGGATGCAAGGCTAGTAGGCCGTTAAAAAATAGGTTATACTGCGAGGCAGAGAGGTAACTATGGCAGATTACAATATTAATGCAGTGACGCGCCGTGTCGTGTTTACAGGTTCAGCCGGGCTAGGGCCGTACAGCTTCACGTTTGAGGTTTTGGATCAGAACGATCTGGCAGTATACTTCAACGCAACTAAGCTGACGCTGACGACTGATTACACTGTCACCGTCAACGCCAATGGCACTGGGTCTGTTACTATAGTGACTGGCACAAACGTGCCATCAACGCCTACCGCCTCAGATCAGATTGTTGTTGTAGGCGCAAGGGATATTGAGCGCACCACCGACTTTGTGACGGCTGGTGATTTACGCGCCTCAGCTTTAAACGAACAGCTAGACGGCCAGATCATTATGATCCAGCAGATTGCTGAAGAAAATAAGCGCGGAATGAGAGCGCCTGTTTATGACCCAGCGCTAGTTGAAGATGGCGGTGTTGTTGATATGGAACTGCCGACCAAGGCATCACGCGCTGGCAAGACACTTGCGTTTGACAGTAACGGTAACCCAGTGGTCGGTGAGGATATCGGTAACTGGCGTGGAGATTGGGCGGCATCAACGGCCTATGGCGTTAGGGATATTGTCAAGGATGCTAGTAACTACAATGTCTATCGCTGTAATACTGCACACACCTCTAGCGGATCAACCCCAATTAGCTCTAACACAGACAGCGCCAAATGGGATTTGGTAGTTGATGCTGAGTACGCCGCGACCCAGGCCGCTAATGCGGCGGCCTCTGCCTCAGCGGCGGCAACTTCAGAAGCTAATAGCGCGACTTCTGCATCAGCCTCTGCATCATCCGCCACATCTGCGGCATCATCAGCCTCATCTGCATCAACAGCGCAAACTGCGGCAGAAGCGGCACAAGCGGCGGCAGAACTTGCGGCAGATAATTTTGACGACACCTACCTTGGCGCAAAGTCTAGCAACCCGACTGTAGACAATGACGGCGATGCTCTGACGGCTGGTGACTTGTACTTCAACACAACCAGCAATGAATTAAAAGTCTACAACGGTTCAGCTTGGCAGACTGCGGCAGTATCTACGGTTGGCTTGCTCACATCTGCTAATAACCTGTCTGACTTAGGTGATGCGGCTACGGCTATTGCAAACCTCGGCATTAGCGCAACTGCGGCAGAGTTAAATGTTCTTGATGGCATCACTGCAAGCACGGCTGAATTGAACTATACTGATGGAGTTACTAGCGCAATACAGACACAGCTAGACGCAAGGCTGGCATTAACTGGCGGTACACTGACTGGTGCGGCTATCGGCTCAACTGACACTGACACCACAAACACTGGTAATGTCACACTAGACTTTAGCACTAACCAGAACTTTGTGTTAACGCTGACAGGCAATGTTACCTTAGACAACCCAACAACGGAAACAGTAGGTCAGTCTGGATTCATCACATTCATACAGGATGCAACTGGCGGCAGAACAGTTAGCCTTGGTACTGATTACGAAACGGCTGGTGCGGCTGGTCTTACTCTTTCAAGCGCGGCAAGCACAACAGACATTGTGCCATATGTGGTTGTTGCTTCGGGCAGAATCTTACTGGGTGCGCCACAACTGGCGTTTGCATAATGAGCATTACAGGTTCAGAACAATGGATGTATTCCGCTGGTGCGGAGTTCTACGACTTTCCCATCGAACAGTCCCTGCGCTTCAATGACAACGACAGCGCATATCTAAACTGGACACCAGCATCTGCTGGCAATCGTAAAACTTGGACTTGGAGTGGCTGGGTCAAGCGTGGAAACTTGGGAACAACACAACAACTCTTTCAAGCTAAGAGTGGTAGTGATTATGTACAAATAGGATTTACAACAGCTAATAAACTACAATTTCAATTAGGAAGTCCAAGAAGAAGAACTAATAGATTATTCAGAGATGTAGGGGCTTGGTATAATATAGTTGCAGTTCTTGACACTACAAACGCAACTGGTGATGACAGGATTCAACTGTGGGTGAACGGAGAAAGACTAACATCTTTTGATGAAGACACTGACCCATCTCAAAATGCCTCTTTTCAAGTGAACAACACAGTTGCACACAATATTGGTAGAGGCGATAACACACATTACTTTGACGGCTATATGGCTGACGTTAACTTCATTGACGGTCAAGCCCTAGACGCTACCAGCTTCGGTGAAACTAAGTCAGGCATATGGATTCCCAAAGACACGGCTGACCTGACCTTCGGCACGAATGGTTTCCGGTTGCAGTTTGGCGACACGACAGAGGCTAGTGGGTTTAATGCTGTTACATATACTGGAAATCAAACAAACGGTCACGCCATAAGTGGAGTAGGTTTTTCCTCTGCGCCTGACCTTGTTTGGATTAAAGAACGGAGTTCTACATCATCGCATCTTCTTGTTGATTCTGTTCGTGGCGCATCAAAAGGACTGGCCTCAAACGCTACATCGGCTGAAGAAAATCTTTCATCTGGAGAGTTTTCTTCTTTTGATAGCGATGGATTTACTGTTGATAATAACAATAGGTCAAATCAATCAGGCCAAACATATGTCGCTTGGGCGTGGGACGCTGGCTCTGGTTCTGCCGCAAGCAATACTGATGGGTCAATCACCAGCACGGTCAAGGCTAATACTGACTACGGTTTTTCGATTGTGTCCTATACTGGGTCTGGCACAAATGGCGACACAGTCGGTCACGGTTTGGGCGTTGCTCCAGATATGTATATTGTTAAAAGCAGAGATAACGCGAGAGATTGGCGAGTATATCATTCGTCACTGGGTGCAACAAAAGCTATACAATTAAACAAAACTGATGCGGCCAATACATCATCTGCCTTCTGGAACAATACCGAACCGACATCATCTGTATTTACAATAGGTTCTGTGACTACCGTAAATGGGAGCGGTGAAGACTACATAGCGTATTGTTTCGCTGAAAAGACTGGCTACTCAAAGTTTGGTACATACACTGGAACTGGGGCGGCTGGAAATAGCATCACAGGGCTAGGATTTGCCCCAGCCTTCGTTATGATTAAACGCAGTGATAGTGGTTCTGAATGGGCAATGTATGACAACACCCGCCAGACTAGCAACCCAAAGTATCAAATTCGTGCAAATGCTAGTGACGCTGAAAACAGTAATTCCGCTGTTTACGTTGATTTGGATTCTGATGGGTTTACTATTCAAACAACAGATGCGGCACAGAACGCATCAGGCGGCACATACATCTATATGGCGTTTGCAGAAACAAGGGATGCGGCCTTCTGGCGCGACACGTCCGGTGAGGGCAATGACTGGCAACCGAACAACCTAGTGTTCAGTGACGTTGTGCCGGACAGTGCGACTAATAACTTTGCGGTTGTTCCTTCTACTACTTTACCAAGCACAGGCTATTCACAACATACTGAAGGTAATCTTCAACTGTATCAACCATCGTGGGGTGGCTGGGACATTAACCTTGCCAACTTTAACTTACCTTCTTCTGGGAAATATTATTGGGAAGTAATGCCAGTACAAGGAATTTTTAACGCTGGGTATGGGGCTTTTGTTTTTGGTATTGGTAATATTAGAGGCAGAGAAAATATCTCTGGTTTTCCTACCTTTGGAAATCCTTTAATCCAAGTAGACAGTAGAGGAATAGGCGAATACAGACAGTACCCAAGTTGGGTTAACTATACAACAAGTGGGAGTTTTGGATTTACTGTTGGCAGTACAGTCTATGGAATTGCTGTTGATTGTGATAACAAAAAGTTTTGGTTTTCTCTTAATAACTCTTGGGCAGGAACTAGCGGAACTACATTAACTGCTGGAACTGGCGACCCTGCAAATGGCACAAATGGCGACCCTATTTCTGGAGACATGACGGATTACGTTCCTTTCTTTAACTTAGGCGACCAACAATCATCTTGTCGTCTTGGTATAAACTTCGGTCAGGACAGCACCTTCGCTGGTGCAAGAGCCGCTGGCGGCAACGCTGACGAGAACGGCTATGGTGACTTTGCCTATGCACCACCGTCTGGCTTTTTGTCACTCTGTTCAGCCAATCTTCCAACAGGTGCTATCGACACGCTGGCTGATGAAACGCCAGAGGATTATTTTAATACTGTGCTTTATAGTGCTACCGCAGGGGTTGCTGGCTCTGTCACAGGCTATGGGTTCGCACCCGATTGGCTTTGGACTAAAGCACGGAACGCAACACAAAGTCACCAGCTTTTTGACAATGTTCGTGGTGATGGTGTACGGCTTATTACAAACTCCACAGCCGCAGAATTAGCGGCAGGTGCTAGTTATGTGTCGCTCGAAGACGATGGCTTTGATTATGGCTCGACAACATTTTCATCTAACAACTTTGTTGGTTGGGGCTGGAAAGCAAACGGTGCTGGCGTAAGCAACACAGATGGCAGTATCACCAGCACAGTTAGCGTGGGTGCTACTAGCCAGCAAAACTGGTTTAGTATTGTAGGTTATCAGGGCAATGGCACGGCTGGTGCTACTGTTGGACACGGCTTGGGCGTTACACCTGACTGGGTTGTGGTGAAGGATAGGGATAACGGCTCTACACAGTGGGTGCATAATCCATTTGGTGCATTTGGCTCTAACCAGTATATTTACTTTGACACTCAGGGAATTACTGCTGATTCAAATATATTTTGGAATGGCAACCCTAACAGCACAACAATAGGATTAGATGACCACCCAGAAACAAATGGGAGCGGCACTAATTACATAGCCTACTGTTTCGCAAACGCTGAAAATCTGTGTAAGGCTGGGTCATATGTGGGCAATGGTTCGACAGATGGTACGTTTATTCACACAGGTTTCCGCCCTGCCTATATTATGATTAAACGCACTGATGGTACAGGTAACTGGGTAATTGAGGATATAGCACGTTCACCTTCTAATGTTGCGGATGACCGCCTGTACGCTGACAGCGCAAATGCGGAAGACGCTAATTCAGCTAA